TTCTACTTAATTAAAGATCTTGACTTTGATTTTTATTCAAGTACATATACTAATTTTCCTAATATTGACTTATATGAGTATTACTTTATTCCAGAAGGAGTAAACTTACTATCTCCGCTAGTTGACTATATTGTGTATAATGGAACTATTAAAGTTGATGATGGAACTCTTCTTGGTGTAGTATATCCAGCAGGTTCGACATTTACTGTACCTTTTCAAACTTCATATTCAATTGTAAGCGGAACACCATTAGTCACATATGATCCTAGTACAACTAGTAATATTGTCCCAATTAATGATGTTGACCGAGAACTTAAAGAATTTGGTGGATTCTCAATCTTAAAGGATCCAAGTAAAGTGGTTTCCGATGATGGAAGTTTTGAATACAAACTAAAGACTAAATACTTAAATGGTTTTACTGACACTGAATATGATTTCTACAAAGAGAATGAAAGTTTAGATTTTGCACTAAGATCTAAAATCATTCCATACATTACTAAATGGGGAATCAAAAATGGTAAAGACACTCGAGATAACCCATATCGTTTAAATACTGAACTTATATTTGGCCGAAATAATTTTTCACCAGATCATGAAGACCGAACTCAAAATCCTGTTAATTTTACACACGAATGGTTCTATATAGAGAGTAAATTTGGATATATCAATGATGAATCTACAATCTCTCAAAATACTAATTATTTTGAAATAAGCCTAGATGATGCTGCACTGGTTAATGATCCAATGTACTTTATTAATTATTTTACATACACACCTACTACTCTTGCAGGTAAAGAGGTAGCTGATACCCAATTTAGATATTCTTCACTAATTAAAAATAGTGCAGGTCAATACGAAGCATTCTTTAAAGGTTTTAAAATATCATTTAAGGATGTGACTGATCCAGCTGTTTTTGGAGCAGATGGAAAACCTGTAGCCAAAGAAAATAGTACAAGATTTGAAGGTTATAAATTTAGCTGTATCCTAAAACCGGTTAAGGAGGATATTAATGATCAAACACAACAGCCAGTATCGTATAAAGTAATTGAACATCGTGATAATAAATTTATAGTTATCATAATTGAAGTAGTCCTAGGTGACGTTGATGATTTAAGTATTGACCCTTATTGGAAGAGTGGTTCAAATCCTATATTAGATACTGCTAATTTTAATGACCATGCTCTTTTTACACTAATTAATCCAGCTGAAACTTATCCATTTGGTACAATTAATGGAGATTATCGAATTGCTTTTGATGCAAATGCAGTATCTAATGTAACCCATACTCTACTGTACTCACTTAAAAATAAAAAATACAATAATCTAGCCGGTGCATATTCAAATACTAAAATGGCATCCAAACTAGATTTAGCAAGTGGTGTAGATACAGCTGATAATACTATAAAGAGACTTCCAAATGTCAATATTCCAAATTATCCAGCAATATTACCAGAAGACATAATTAAGCCTACTGCAAAAACACCAATCTTTATTAAAGATACTTTTACTGGGTTTGACTTATTTTTAGTTGAAGTACAAAGTTTTATACCGACCACTCCAATAGTTAATACAATTGACTATGTGTTAGATCAATTTGCTCATTATGATGCAACTAACCAAACAGGTTTAGTTATTCCAACTACTCCGCCAACAATTGGTGTTAGTTTATACGGGATTATACCAGCTGGCTTAACATCACTTATTAGTAATTATTATACATTTAAGGTTTTAACTGGTGGCGAAAACTACTATGAAAGACTTCTTGAAAAAATATCTTTTGCTAAGTTTAAAAAGTATGTTAATGACTTAAATCCAATCGTTCAATATTATTCTTACACTGGCGCAGGTGTTCTTGCAGCAGATCCTAATTTTTATATTGAACTACCTGATATTTCAAATATTGAAAAAGTCAATCAAGTAATAACTAATTATACTGAGGATATTCCAATTCAGTTTGCTGGACAACTTGATATTGGTACAGCGTATGAAGTTGCAAATCTTCCATTAAGATATGAACTTAATCGATATAAAGGAGAATACGAACCAATAATTCAAAATTACTCAATATATCACTCGAACTATAAATTTAAGAATAATCATATTAATGATCTTTCTTTAAGTAATACTCGATTAAATTCAGACATATCTAACCTCCTGACTATTCAAAATTTTAATCATATTAAAGTATCAGACAGTCAAATATTAGTACTTGAATCAGACGAATCATACTTACCGATATATCCTAAAATTAATGAAGTAGCAATCGGTAAAAGCGATTATTTCTTACTTCGAGGAAATTGGGATTGGGGCTTCCATCATCGATATACAAATAAAGAAACTAGTTTGCCTGTATCTGGAGCATTGCGTGTAGAAGAAGATGATTCATTTTTAGCTAAATTAATTACTTTACCTGAAGCTATTGAACTTGAGGATTTTAAAATTGAATATATTGATGCAAGTCAAGAGTTTAATACAGTTGATATATCAAAAATTGAAATTGTTGCAAAAGAGACTCCTCTTGCTATTGAGGGAGTAATTAACGTAAATAATGTCTTAACTCGATACTTAATTGAGGACGGTATAGATGCTAAATTTAATGAGTATTTAATAAATTCAAATGAGTTTATTGGAAACTTTAATAGCATATCTGACCCAGATATCATAGTTTCATCATATGTTAGAGAATACATAAAACTTAATATTTTAAAGTTGTATGATATTGATACTAACGAGTTCTACTCAAAACAAAATAATGCACTAGTTTCAACTAATCCGCAGGCTGGGTCAAATCCGAACTCAATTGAGTTTGTTTTCTTAAACGATCAACAACGCTTTACACAGGGTTACAATATACTAAAGTCATTACAAATAAATAAAAAAGATAAGTTGATACTTAAATTCAGTTTTGCTAAGAAGCAGGGTTCAGGATTATCGATAAGTCCAAAGATAAAAATTAAATTCATCTAAGATGCCAATTAGAGTAAACTTAAAGGAAATATTTCCATCGGATCCACAAGAGATCAACGTTGATAAAGTAAACTTCAACTTTAATAAGCTTCTTGAACTAGGTGTTGGTTCACCTGGGCCAATCGGATTAACTGGACCAATTGGACCTGCTGGGCCAATCGGCTTAGTTGGGCCTCAAGGAGATAGAGGAGCAACATGGTGGGTAGATTCTGGGGATCCAAATACTTTAACTTTTACTGGACTTATTGATGGAGACCTATATCTTGATCAGACTTCTACTGCATTTGAAGTATATCAATATGATGATACTACAAGTACTTGGAATTCAGTTGTAAGTATTGCAGCAATTGTAAATGCTTATCTTGCAACCGCTTCACCTTCTCCTTTTACTACTGGTCCTACTGGTATTACACCCTCGACTAGTACTAAATTTGTTGTATTTGATACAGATGGTCTTACTAATGTCGATTATATATCAGATGGTATAAGAGGCCAATTAAACACATCAAATAATAAAACATTATTTTTAACTAATTTTGATGAAAATATTATTACTCCGCTAGAGCCTTTAATATGGCCAGCTAATCAAAATAGTTTATATACATCAATATTTAAAGTATTTGCAAATCACTCAGATAATCAACTTTCAACCTTTGCAGATCTAGGGCGATATCATCTTGAGTTAGGTTCACTATATAATAATGGAACAAATACCCTATTAAGTGATCTTAAACATAACTTAAAGGGAAAATTCTATAAAAGATATTTAACTTCACCAGAATTAGCTGCAACTAATGAATGGATTAATACTGCAAAGTTTTCTCTTTCTACACCTGAACCATTTACGTTAAGTGAAGTAGATCAAAATGGTGAATTTGAATTTGTTGTGCCTAAATATAACAATGAAAGTTCACTAGTAAGAGAAGAAATTTATGTTAGAATCGGTTCAGCTGAATCTTTTGAAGAACGTACAAATAAAGCAGCTATCCTAGCCGACGGTATCTCAATTACTAATAATCAAGTAAGTAGATCAATGGTAGTTGGACTTAGAGAAGACTTAGGAGCAGTATTAGACTTGCCGTATTCTTCTACTAATTTTGCTCTATTTGATGTTTCAGATGATGTAGATGGATTATTTTTTAATAAAACACTAGTTCAAACTGGTGGAAACTTTGACCAACTTATTACTACTGCTCCAATACAATTAGATCTAGATACTTTTTATACTGGTGCTAATACTGGTCACTTTATGAGTCAGGGAATTTGGGTAGGCTCAAACACTATTTGGTTGGCAAGTGGTGCAGGAAATACTACTTCCAAAACTTCAAATGGGACGATACGACGATATGATATTAGTAATCCTAAAAATCCAGTAGCCGGTGCTCAAGAAATTGGTGCAAGAGAGATCACCATATTACCAACTGGCTCAAGTGTTGACCAGCATGGCCATGATACGATTGGTGCACTAAACATAGGTTTAATTAAAGACATTGCTGAATATGGAAAATATATCACAACGATCCACACTCGTGCAACAGGCGTTGGCGCAGATAAGACTGACCTTTTTATACACGAAACAGATTCTTATATAAGTAGTATTTGGGTAATAGGCGCATTAGAAGATGCTCGTATACAGGATGCATATCGAGTGCAGGTCCACGGAAAATATGCCTGGATAATCACAAATAGAACACATATACTAGGTCCACAAACACAAGGTGGAGCTTTAGTAAAAGCTAAGCTTACCTCAGTTGATATCTCAAATCCTATTCTTCCAGTAGTTGCAGATTCTTTTGAAGAATACTATGATGCTGGTCTGACTGGATCAGTTGGAGAAGGAACTAAATACCTTGATTTTGATATTAAGGATGGAAAAGCATATGTTCTTAGATATACGAATTATGTTGCAACATCGACTCCACCAAATAGTACACATACGTTAGATCTACTAGTATTTGATGTACAAGATCCTACTAATTTTAGTTCGCTTACGAACTATTTTGATAATGGATTTTCTCCACCTACTACTGTTCCATATTCTCCACAGGATTCAATAAATTTAGAGACTCTTACTGTTAATACTACTCGAACAGAGTTTGGAGGATTAGATACTCAAGGAAATTTAACTTATGTTGTATGGGAAGACTCATTATACATTTCTGAAATTACTCTTGTTGGCTTAGTACTTAGAAGCACTAGCTCTCTTTCTTCTGAATCTATGAATGCATGTGATATAGTAGTTAGAGGAAAATATGCGTATGTCCTAGTTAACTATTCTAATTCAACTGGAGCAGTTCAAGTATGGGATATTAGCGATAAGACCTCTCCATTTATGGTGAGTGAAATTAGAAATGCAAACCTTGCTACTTCAAGTAGATTAAGTATTTCTGGAAAATATATCTATGTTGTTTCAAATACTGGTACAAATGCCGAATTAATAACTCTTGATATTACTGGTATTGATTCTCCATCTGCACAAATTGGAGCAATTAAAACAAATGATCTTCAAGTAAGCGGTAACGCTCATATTAAGAATAATTTACAGGTTAAAAATTCTCTTAATATTGGTCCTGGCGGAATCTATATTGATGGTGGTCAGGGTCTATCTAGTGATGGTGAAATTTCAGTAAAAATAAGTAAAGATACTCCAGCTGCATTTAAGACTAAAATATCCGGTAATCAGCAAAGCTATTCTATGCTTGGAAATCAGACAATACTCTCAAATGTTAATCAAACTTCTCCAGGCGCATCTACATTTACTCAATACTTAAATCGAAAAGTATTCACAAATTCTACATTTGCGGATATCCTCTATTTAGACTATACTGACTTCACATCTACTGGGATATTTGGTGGAGGGAGTAACGAATTTAATCAAACTCTTGTTGTAAATAGGATAGGCAGTTCAGGTATTAGTGGAGGCACAAATGATTTTTCTACATTTATTGGATCTTCGATAGGGTTCGGAGGATCTCTGTCAAGCTTCATGTCAACTATTCAAGATAATTTTTCAGGAAGCTTTATAGGTTCGCAAATAGCTTTAAGTAAATTTGTAACAATTGATACTGACCTGGTCGGGCATAGAATATGGTCAGCTGCTAATGTTGGCGGAAATGCATATGGGCTAGATGTAATGCTAGGCTATGATGGAGGATTTCTCCTTGCTCCCGGGACAATTACTGGAAACGCTTATGCAATTAAGGCTGATGTAAATAAAGCTAAAGTAACAGGTACAGCGTATGGTCTTCATATTACTGGAGCAGATGAAAACATAGTCGAGGGTGATACTACTATTGATGGAAGTCTTGCAATAGGAGATGGAAATGCAATGAGTAGAATAACTTCAGGTACAGTGTGTATTTCTCAAAACGGTGCGGCTAACTCTATCGTTCGAGGTTCTGGATTTTCACTAAGTGGTGCAACTTCCGGAAATACTCCAACAGTTGATATCACCTTAACTGGAGCAGTAGGTTCAGATTTTATAGTAGTTGCATCAATGGATGGAAGTGTTAATTATTATCAATGGAGCTGCGCAACTCAAAAACTATCTTCTAATGAATTTAGACTATGTGTTGCCTACTTGAAAGCTAGTGATATTACTGATTCAACTAATCCGAGTGGAGTTTATCCAGACGCTTGGACCGGGACAGTAAATGTAAGTTTTATCTGTGTACACTACTAATTGTAAAAATAATTAAAATAAAATGGGACTAATAATCACAAGCAAAATTAATACTGATGGTGGATCTACTCAATCCGCATATATAAATATCTCAAAATTCGATTTTATAAAAAATCGAGGAGCTCGAGTTTCAACTAATTTATACTTAAATAAAGAGGCTCGCGATGCAAACGAGTTAGATACAATATCGAGTAAAACAATTGCTCAGCGATTTGGAGTTGATCGAGAAGAATTAATTTCAGATTCTCTGTATTCAAGCATTTATGCTAAGATTCGTCTTACTTTAGAACAAGCTGGACTTACAGTAGAGGACGATATTTAATCAATCCACTGATTAAGAGTAAAAGGCATCAATCTCTCCATAACTAGGAGACCATGCAGCTCATTAATAATAGTGGGCTCAAACTTTATACCTTTTGCAATTCCTTTATTTAAGAGAATCGTATCTTTAAGTACATTCGCCACCATTTTTTCAGGAGGACCCTCTAGGACAGCGAAGCAAACATTCTTATTTTCCTTCATATTTATTAAGTCAGGCTCCTGGAGCTTATCTAATTCTTCTCGAAGAGCGTTCTCCTTTACTTCTGAAATATTTACTGACTTTATCTTTTTAAAGGTGTATCCGAAATCCTTCCTCTTATCAATTGTAATCTTCCAAATAGAATATTTCTTGCTACCTGCTGAGTTAATTACTAGGAAGATTTCAGACTGTTCATGAATTGTATCATTCATATAGAAGAAATCAACATTATCTAATACGTCTAATTGAATATCCATGTAATCTAGGATTAGATTTAGGAAAACATAGTTTGCATTTCTAAATATCTCAACAACTTCTGCCTTTTTTGTATAAATCTGTTTAAGATCAGTAGTGATTTGTTTTATACGATCACTTTTCCAAACTTGGTGCATCTTAAAATCACGAAGATTTCCTTCTACTGCCAAGGTATTTAAGTTTAAGCTATGAAAAAAGATCTCATAGAAATGTTCTAATGTACCTTCTTCTAAGTCATGACGATATTTTTGGCTTGCAGCCAAGAGGATATAATCAAAATATTCAGGATCTAAGTAAGATCCTTTCGTTATCCATAGTGGATCCAGTATTTGTTTCTTTTTCAAGAGTCTTCCTCTTTTTTATTATTTATTTTACTCAAAAGCAGATACTAGTTTAGCTAAAAAATTAAAATAAATAAACTAAATAAGCATTTGCTTCAATGGTTAAAACAACTGTAAAATTAATAATTGATCCTCAGAATAATTCCTTGACATTCAGTAAGAACTTTAGGATATTCTCAACTAGTGAACCTGTCACTGGGATCATTGAGTTTACCGATTTTGTTGAAGACGTGATAATCGCTGTTCCAAATACTCTAAACTTAGCTAATCTTACCCGAAAGTTTAGGTATTCTAGAAATAGACTAGACTGGTCCCTATGGTATGATGTTGCACCTGGAAATCTAGGTGATGCTGCGGGAATATTTCTAGATGAACATGACGAGTTCTATTTTGAGGTAAAATACGAATATGATGATGGTACGTCAAATGAACTCTCCACTATTATTGAGATCAATGAAATAAAATTAAGATTTAGACAAGCTGCACAAGTAGCAAATGTATATACTCCACAAACAATATGCAGCGATGAGAAGTGTACTTCCATCATACAGAATAGGGACCCTAGTTTTAGACCCTATAATGTGGATAGCGCAATTGGAATGTTTCAAGAGCTCTCATTCTTTACAAATCAATTATATGGACACCAAGTAGTATACTTTAGGACTCTTCCGGAATCAAATAGCGGTGACTATGTTTTTAAAGAATGGACTCTTTATAAAAATATTGACCGTAAGTGTATTAAAGTAATGGTGAAGGATAATGCCTTTCCAGATAATATGCCAAAATTTACTGACTTTGGAATAGACTTTCAGCTACCATTTGAGGTAGAGATAGATCATAAATATTATCAGTCTATTTTTGGAGTTAACTCTGAACCTAGAAAAAGAGACTTTTTATACTTTCCATTACTTAACCGAATGTTTGAGATTCAGGGATCATACCTACATCGTGGATTTATGATGTCTCCTACCTTTTGGAAGATTCAACTTAAGAAATACAATCCAAATATTGATATGCTTCTTACTGATGATACTCGAACGTTCTTAGATAATGTTATTACAAATGCAGAACAGTTATTTGGAGAAGAGGTTAAAAAAGATATTAAGGATGCAACTATGCCAGAACAATATCAGAAGATCACAACGACCTTTGACTCTTCTAGAAAGGCACTGCATCCAGACTTAATACAACGTCCTCTAAAATATACTTATAATTTTGCACCGCTTATTGAAAACTATTATGATCTTGGTGCAATTTTACCTGGTGACCTAACTATTGAGTTAACTAGTGATTCACCCGTAATCTCAACTACTCAACAAGTATTTAATCTTCCTAGTCTAGATAAGATACCTGCTACTTCAAATGATGTGATCCTAGCATATCAAGACAGTGAATTATATCTTACTTGGAAAAACGGTGGACTTGTTACTAATGATAAAAATATAAAAAGTCTTAATACTCGATATGTTAGGGTAAGAGGACCATTTGATTCTATTGAAAATCATATTGGGACTAGTGATGAAGGTCGATACATTAGAGTTGAAGCGTATCGTGATATAAGCTTAAAGGATCAAAAAGGAATCCTATATGATGCAACTGGACCAGTTGATACTGCTCAATTTAAAGTTAGAGATACTGCTGTTGTTTATAACGCTCAGCCTAAGTTTAATGTAACTACTGAGAAGAATCTATCGTTTACGTGTCTATTTAATGTACCGAGTTTAGCTGATACTATAAATTTTATTGATGGATATGATGACTTGACTTCAAGTGGAATTAGAGTGACTGCTGTATTTAATCGATACACATCTACTCTACCTGAAGGAGACCTTATCATAACAGTTAAGGTAAACAGTCTAGTTAAGACATATACTATTAATAACTTTGTAAGTGAATCATGGCATGCAATGGTAGTCTCAATGTCAAATGAGTTTCTACAGTGTGGTGCATACGTTTATAAAATTAAGGAGGATCCTAGTGATCTAGTTAATCACAATGATTTTGTTAGAATCTTATCTAATACTTCATCTTTTGCTCAACAAACATTTGATATTACTCAAAATTATACTCTACCGAATTCTAAATTATGGATAACGAATATTAGAGTATTTAATACTATGCTAAGAGAAGAGGAACATGATTTTATACTAAGTCAACAGTTCTTAAAGGATGAATCAATGTTAGTCTTAATAGACAACTGTCGACCTCAGACTAACCTTCCATATATTGCTAAAAACAGATAACCCTATGAAAGTAACGCATACTGAAAACATACGAAATGAAAACGTCCAAGATATATTTCTTAGGAACGCAACTCTTTCTATGTTAGACTTATTGAATCGACAAATTATTATTCAATTAAAAAGAAATGATAAGATTGAAGATCATGGAGTACCATTTTTCTATAACTTTGGTGGAGATGAAGGATTTATGAAAGATTTCTTTCTTGAACTACCTACTGACTGTCACTATCCTAACCATGCAGAAGGTAATTATGAGCAGTTGCCTAGAGGGATCCTAACTCTGTCTTCATTTACAATTAAACCTAGTGACAATACTAATAAATTTGTTAGGGGTAGTTTTAATGAGGAGACTCGAGATGAGAATGATCAAAAAGTAATAAAAGCTTTTTCATCCAGACTCTTTACCCTGCCAATGGTCTTAACATACAACGTAAAGATCGAGAGTGATAATATTAACAAGACCTTTAAAATAATGGAAAAGATTTTCGATTTCTATTATAAAAATCAAGTACGATACTTTCAATTTAGAGGAGTCAGAGTACCTGCACAAATAACTTTTCCAGATAGTTCACAATTTACTAAAAGTTATAGCTTTGTGTATAGTGATGCAAATACTGTAACTATTTCTCTTGACATAAATATGGAGACATATTTTCCTAGCTTCGATGATCACTCTAAGATGTATAAAGGCAACACGATTAAACAGTTTAATATTCGTGAAGTTACTGGTGATGATAATACTACGCTTAGTGATAGTTGGGTCGATCAGGACTTTCCGCCAGCTGAATAAATAATAAATATGGAAACAAGAATAAAAAGTTTTAGTCAGTTTATTGGAGATATTGAGATTTCAGAAAATCTTAAGTATCATATTGATCATGACCACAGTATCGCAGAGTCAGTATTTCGACCTGGTTCTCAAGCCCATGTTACAATGTTATGTGAAGCAAGGGAAAGATTTTATGATGGTCTTCTTGAACTAGGTCAACTCGATAAACACCTTTTTGAGAACACTGATCTTGGAATTACTGGAATATTTAATGGAGAAGTAGTCCCATTAGATCTACCATTAGAAGATATTGATCTTAATGAGGAAAAGAATCCTAAACTAAATTATCCTAACCGTGGTGGAGCCAAGAAGTATCATGTATACGTAAGGAATCCTAAAACTAGAAGAATCATGAAAATTGCGTTTGGCGATGTTCATGGTGGACTTACTGCAAAAGTATCAAACCCAAAGGCTCGAAAATCCTTTGCTGCTCGACATAATTGTGCTGAGAAAAAGGACAGAACTAAGGCTGGTTATTGGGCTTGTAGAATTAATCGATATGCTCACCTTTGGGGCGGAAAAACTTATCCTGGATTCTGGTAATGATTTATAGAGACTCTGACATATCACAAGATACTCTTGTCCGAAAATTCATTGATTCAATTGATCCAATTGAATTAAAGTGGCATAGAGATGATGAAGATCGAACAATAGTTTCAATTAATGAAACTGATTGGATGATTCAGTTAGAAAATAGATTACCCCAAGACTTAAATTCTCCAGTGTTTATTGCTCGTGGAGAATGGCATAGAGTAATAAAAGGAAATGGTGAATTAAATGTTAAAATAGTTAAGAGTGATGGATTCTATAAATGAGACAATCGAAAAGCATGGAAAGGTATGGAAGATTTACTCTAAGAAGAAGGTAAATGGAAAGCGCAAACTTTTAGGTACTCATCCTACTCGTGAAAAAGCAGTGAAACAATTACAAGCAATTGAAATATCTAAACACGAATCAGTAGTATTGACATTTTCTCAATTTGTGAATGAGAGAAAAAAAGAATCTTTAAATCCGGCTCAATATAAAGCACAAGAAGGAAGTTCTCGAGATAAGAAGCTAGATAAAGCAAAGGAACTACTTAAATCTGGAAATAAAAAAGATGCATATCAACTTAGAGACGATATGGAGAAAGCTGAAAGAGAAAAGGGTAATTGGAAAAATACTCCACGTAAAGACTCTAAAGTCAATGAGGCTAATTCCCATAATCTAAGTAAGGAGACCCTCGCTAAGATTAGAGCAGTTGCAACTAAAAAAGGATATTCATTTGCTGACCTAAAACGTGAATATATCAAAGGATTAGGTGCATTCTATTCTTCCGGCTCTAGACCGGGAATGACCGCTCATCAGTGGGCAATGGCTCGAGTAAACTCAGCAGGTCCAAGTAAATCTTGGGCAAATGTTAAAAAAGTAAAAAAGTAAAATATGCTACTTAACGTAAGACAAAACGGATTTATATTCAACTTTCCACCGGATTTCTTTGCACCTGAGATCAAAGAAAAATACAAGAAGTATTATCAAAGTTTGATACTTCCATATGACACAATCGATGAGTTTATGTCAGCGACTATTCAGTCAATTGATTTTCCAGGATGGACAATGGATCCAGTTACACAAACTAGATTATTTGGTAAGAAACAAGAGTATAAGAACTCTACTCAAGTAGTCGACTTATTTACTAGAGAGTTTACTATAACTTTTAAATTGACTGATGCCTACCTAAATTACTTTATCTTTTTAGAGAACTCTCTAAAATATCTAGATTTCTCAAATAAACAGCAGACCTTTTCACCAATGAGGCTCTCTCTATTAGACAATGAAGGATACTTAGTATCTTCAATTATTTTTAAACGCCCTATTCTTAAGGGCCAAGATGGTTTTAAACTATCTTATAGTTCAGCTACTCCTGACTTTGCAACATTTACTGCAAAATTTGTCTATTTTGATTTTGATATTGAATTAGACTTTAATTAACGTGACTCAATTACTTCTTCTTCAGATTGAGGAAATAATACAGCCAACGATTGTACGATAAATGCTGCATCCTGTAGAGAATACACACCTTGTTTAAACCCCTGGTCAATTGCCTGAGTTAAAACTTCTATTGCTTGTTCCTTATTCATATTGCTTGTAATTCAATTAATTGTTCACTAGTAAGACCTTCAACAAACCACTCTTTGGCAAGCATGATGTGAATATGGTCTACGTTACGACCTAGAGTGGCCGTCTCATCTTCAGTAAGACTCTCTTTAACAGTTAACTCATTAATTAAGTTAACACTATCATATGCAGCAGATATTGATTTTGCCACCTGT